CAGATTAGTAGTATTTTTTTCCTTTCGTTTTGGGGTAAATGTTTAAATTTTTCTTTCATTTTATAACTTATTTACTTCTTCGCATTATATTAATAGTACCATTTTTATTTTTCCCTACTCCATAATCATCCTTAGGATTTATCTTACTTATAAAGTAATTATATAATCTATTCTTCTGTCCTTGGGATTGAGGTTTTTTTTCTAATTTTTTAAAGTTTTCGGTTTCGTTCCCATCTATAGAAAGACCACGTGGTTGGATTTCATCTAGAAATTGAGTTACAGCTTTTGCTATTGTGATTAATAATTTGGAATAATCTTTAGTATTATAGTTGCTATCCTGAGTGCTATAACTGGATTGGTTTACTAGAAAATCTAGTTCATACAGATTATTACCTAGTTTATGAAATAACACTTCAATGTTATTATTTTGAGGATCTTCAAATTTTCCTGTAGAAATATATCCACCAAAATCTGTGAAGTTAAAATTGTTTTTAAATGGGTCACTATCATAAATTTCTAATAATTCTTCTAGAATTAATTCTTTTATATAGTTTTTATAACTTTGTAAACTTGCTCCCATTTATATAACTTTAAATTCATTAGGCATTAAAACTGCACATAATTCACCAATGCAAATTTTTAGATTTCCATTTGGTAAAATTTCAGCTCTTTTTCCTAAAGGTATAACTGTTCCTTCTATAATCAAATCTCCTCTACCTCCATTTATGGTTTTCAAAACTTTTACTTTCATTTTAGTCTAACTTGTAATTGTGGATTTCTTTTCTAAAATCTTTGTCTTTCATGTATCTATGGATACATCTTTCTGTTAATTTTTGAAGTGAAAACTTCATTTTAATACATTCTACTTTAAAATCGTCAAATAAATCTTCGTCTATTTTGACACTAGTTAATTTTTTTTCTTTCTTTTCCATATATTGTTTTATATATACATATACGGATAATTTAAAAAGTCGCAGAACATAAATGAGTTTTATGGAAAGGGCAATATTGACAAAGACTATTAGGGGTTGGGTTATCATTTTTCTTTCTTTCTCCATTTCCATTAAATGCCCCTTTTACAAAATTATTAAACATATCTTCTACTTTCCCTAATTTATTTTTTCCACTTGGTGGGTTAAATATTTGGATTCTTCTAATAGCAAAATCAGAATTTTCCCATATTTTTCTTTTTAGGATAAAGAACTCAACTTCTATTTTTTTAGGATCTATATTAAATTTTTCAGATAATCTTTTTTTATAAAGTAATAACTGATTTCTTTTTAGTTCATCCTTTTTAGCCTTATCATTCCAACCTTTATATGAAGTTTTAATATCAATAATTTTAAATGTTTCTGTGGGTTCATGATATAGTAGGACATCTAAATGACCTTCAAATATAACATTTTGATTTGTAGAAAGGGGTATTTGAATAGGCACTTCACAACCTATTAAATACCATCCCTTTTTACTAAAATATTGAGATTTACGTTTTTTAAATTCTGTAAGTATTGCTTCTCCATCCTCAAAGAATTCTCTCATTTCTACAGAGTTACTGAAATGTTTCTTTTTATTCTTTTTGTATGATTCTTGGTAAGCGTCTCTGAGGTGAGTTTCAAATAATTTATTTAAATCCAATTCATCTGCTTTAGAAATTGATTGAGAATACATTATATCTAAATATTCTTGTATTGTTTCATGGATTGCGGTACCAAACACAAGATTCATGTTATAATCCCTTATTTTATGCCCTTCAGCGTACATTAATGACCATTTTTTAGGACATTGGGTGTAGGTTGATATTTGAGACCATGAGATATTTGTTTGATGAGAATAATCGATTGATTCGGGAGAGTATTCTCTAATCTCTTTTACAATACTAGGAATTTTTTTCTTAGCCATAACCATAATATACAAAAAAAGCTTGACAAAGTCAAGCTTATTTAAATTTTTAAAAAGTAATTTTTTTTAACAATCACAGCAATCACATCCACAGCTTGTGGTACAATCACATTGGGTACAATTACAAGGTTTCATATTTATTTAGTTTTAGGTTCACAAATTATTAATGATGTTATTGGAGGTTATTTAAAATATGAGATTACATTTTTAAAAAACAAACATTTTTAGATTTCCTCTAAAGGTATCCATTCTGCTTTTGCTAATTCAATTAATAGTTCTGCTCTTGTTAGAGGTGAAAAAATATTAGGAATGGAATCAGGTTTAGAGGTTATATTATGTTTTATTTTTATTATCGCTTTAGTATTTGAATTGTTTCTCCTTACACTACTTATAGAATTATTAACTATATCTGTGTTTTCAAGAATTGAGGTAAGTGTGGGTTCTGAAAGAGGAATTATATAATATAAATTATTTGATGCCATTATAAATATTTTTGCTTATAAATATTTACTTTTTCCATTTTCCCCGCTCTACTAATTGAGCTATTATTCCATAATTAACTATATCCTGGTAGGTATCTGTTAGGGGTTCGTTTTGGGATTTTCTGTTATTGATAATGAGGTTTTTCCATCTATTGACCTTATCCGAGATCCTATACCATAGACCTGTTAGGGCGAATTCGGTTTCTTCTTGGTTTGATAACTGAGTTCCCGCTGATATGTTATTCATTCCGTAATCAAGGTGTTTTTTGCAAAATAGTTCTAATTGTTCTTCAACAACTTCCATATACCCATTGTAGATTGTAGGGTATTCTTTTTTCATGATTTCAACAACTTCTTTCTTTTCCATTTTACAATCCAGCTTGTTTTTGCATTCTTCTAAATTCAGGGGAAGCTTGTGGGTTATCTACAAGTTCATCGTATTCATTCATAGTTAAGGTTCCTCCTTCTAGAGTCATTCTAATAGCTTTTCCAGCTAATTTATGTAGGTCCATATCTGTTGAGGCATCCTCTCTTGCATATTCAAGTAAACGAATAAACAAAGGAACATCCATTTTTATTGTGTCTTGTGGGTTTTCCATTTTTTATTATAAATATTAAATTATTTCACTAATTTTTTAATTTCCTTTTCTTCTATGCCTCTAGTTTCTAGAATTTGTTTGATTATATTCTTTTCTAAAACATCAATATAATCTTCAGCTTCCCTAAAACTACATTCAAAGTGTTCAGCTAATATTTTAATTAATTCTCCATTTTTCTTTTTAGATTGATCCTTAATATATTTTAAGAATACCTTCTTTTTAGGAATCATTTCTCTATAAAAATTATAAAGTTGTTCCTTTTCTTCATAGGGGAATATTTGTGCATATTCTGCTAATTCACAATACTCTATATTCATAGAAATAAATCTATTCACCATATAAGAATTAAATGAATCCCATGAATTATCTGCTATTTGATTAATGGGGGTTTTATAGAGGGTGATTTCATTTAACCACCCCCATATATTTTTAATCTGTTTTTTCTTCATTAAAGAGTAATGTCTTTATATTCTTCTCTAAGTTCGGGTGGAAGTGAATCTGGGATGATTTTTTTAGTTTCTAAATCATAAAATACTGGTAATGGGACCATACCATCTTCATCTGAGCCGATTGTGAATTTAGAGATTTTTCTAAGAATAAAGGCTTGACCAAATAAATGTCCTCCATCATGACCTACTACTGGTGATGTTGTTGAGAAATCTATTGTCATTTGGGGTTGTTGATTTTGCATAATTTTTATTTTTATTTAAATATAATAAACTTATTTTAATTTACCTAAGTAAAGTTACATGACCATAAAATTCTTTTTTCTTGTTATCATGGGTTTTTAAAACTATTTTCCAAACATAAACATCTTGTTTAGCTTCATACCCCCTATAGGTTCCGTCCCACCAAACATTGTTTTGAGTTTCATATATTAATTCTCCCCATCTGTCAAAGATATATAATTGAAGTTTTGAAGTTCCTAAATATTCTGGCCCAAATAAAGAGTTTAAACCATCTCCATCAGGAGTGAATGAATTGGGAACAAATAAATAAAATTCAGGATTAATAACTACTTCACCATAAGATGTATCGGAACACCCAAATTCATTAAATGTTATTAAAGATATATTATAAATTCCTGTATCCTGGTAAGTTTGAGATGGGGAGAAGTTATTTGAAGATTCCCCATTTCCAAGGTCCCAAATATAAGTTGACCCCCCTATAGATTCATTATAAAAATTAATTGAATTGTTGGTTAAACTTCCTTCTTGAGGATCCCAATTAAATGAAGATATTGGTAATGGATATACTTCTATTGCTTCTAATATTGAAGTATCAATTAAACAACCATTAGGAGAAGACATTTCAAAATGTATATCGTATAATCCAGGGTTATATAAGGTATCTAATATAACTCCACAGGTATTATATGTAACATTTATTCCCGGTCCTACAATAGTAATAAAACAATTAAATCCAGGAGTTAAATTTTCAATTTGAATAGGATTGGGTTGACATCCATTTTCTGAGATATTAATATCAAATTCTGGGTCTTGGTATACATTAATATTAGTTGTAATTATAGAATCACACCCATTTATTGTAATTAAATTACTAATATAAGTAGTGTTTTGGGTTATTTGTTGGATATTACCATCTGGGAATTGAATTATATCTCCTGGGCATAATGTTTGTGTTGCAGTTTGATTGTAAATGGGATTTATAAATAAGTTTGTGTTGATTATTGAATCACATCCATTAATGCTTTGTAAAATTGATGATTGAATAACATTATTAATTATATTATTTTGAACAGACCCATCAGGAAAGGTATAATTAGCACCTGAACATAATGAGATGTTTACATTAGTGGGGGGGATTGTTAATAGGTTTAAATCTGTAATAATTATAGAATCACAACCATTAATATTCTGTAGGATAGAGGAATAAACTAAATTGTTAGTTATATTTGTTTGGGTAGTTCCATCTGGAAAGGTATAACTACCCCCACTGCATAGTGTTATGTTTTCGGTTATTACTTGGGTAGGAAAGACATTTATGGTTTCTTCTATAGTTGAGTCACATCCTACCCCATTTTGAAGGGTACTTGTATAAGTAGTTGCCCCATTTATAGTTTGAATACTACCATCAGCAAATGTGTATTGAGAACCTGAACACACTGTAGTAGTAACATATGATGGGGGAGAATTTCCTACGATAGTTATTAGAGAGGTAATAGTATCTTTACATCCAGTATTGTTTGTAACTATTAATGTAGTATTATAAGGTCCTGAGCCTGAAAATAGATGGTTTGGATTCTGCGTAGTATAATCAATTACACCATCACCATCGATATCCCACTCCCAACTTATAATACCAGATACAGATCCTGATTGATCAAAAAATGAAGTAGGTTGCCCACACACTGCATTAAAAGTAAAATCAGCTATTGGGGGTGGGTCTACAGTTACACAAACAACATTTGAATATAATAATTGTATGCCTAAAGGTGATGGGGCACATCCTGTAATTTCTACTCTATAGCATGTACTTACAGTGGGGTTAGGGTCATTATATGTGGAATTTGTTGCGCCTGGAATGTTAGTCCAAGGGCCTCCAGGGTTTGGAGAGGATTGCCATTGAATTGTGCCAGAATAACCGGTAATATCTAGGCTAATTGGTGTGCCTGCACATATGGCATTTTGTGATATGGTTGCTGTACCATTGATGGGTGGGGGGACTACATTAATAGTTATTGAAGTTTGGTCTTGGAAGTTACTGCATTGTTCATCGATTGTTACAGTATAGGTTGTTGTTACAGTTGGACAAACAGTTATTGAGGGAGTTGTTTGTCCCGAACTCCAAGTATATGTGTCTACTAAACCGCATCCTTGTTGAACAAAAGCATCCAAATTCACACAATCCCCAGCACATATAGTTGTAGTTGAAGCATTTATACCAGCAATAATTGGTTGGGTTGCACCCGGTACTGTAAATGTTTGAGCAGCAGTCCAGGGACCAACTTGTCCATTATGATTCTCACGCATTCTATATTGGTATGTTATTCCGGGACATAACCCTGCAAATGGGATTGTAATTCCAGGGTAATTTTGAATTACACAATTAGGCTTCATCATTGTTGCAGACTGGAAGTAAGGGTATGAGTTAAGAGGACCATGAAATCCTGGGGAGAAGGGAGCAGCATCAAATGATTCGTTGAGACATCTCACTTCTAAATCTAACCAATATTCATCACACCCACACGTAGGGCTATCCGAAGCAGCATTTAGAATAATGCTATTAGCATTGAGATTTTGTTGATTAAAATTAACTAATGCTATGGCATGACATGCTTTTACCTCCTTAATGGGGGTTAAAAGTGCTAATAAAAAAGATATTAAAATTATTTTTTTCATATTACTTGGGGTTTAGTAGCTTCTATAATTTGTGCTAAACATGAAGCTATATTTATTTCTTTATCTATTCTAAAATTTGATTGATACATATGTTCATTTAATATTGTAGATATACTCCCTTCTCTTTCAGGGGCATATTCAGAAATATTTTCAAAGAGAAATCTATATAAACCTTCAAAATCTTTATTACCTGAATTTATAATGGTTTGTCTCATTTTTCTCCAATTAGGTTTCTTTTGTTTAAGTTCTTGAAGAATTTCATCCATATAAACGCTAGTAGTTAAAATAGATTTATCAATTTCTAATTTTCCATCGTTTATAAATAATTGAATTGTATTTAACATTTCCCTTAAGTCAGGATAATATTGAAGAATTATTGACTTTAAGTCATTTCCTTCATATTCTATATTTTCTTTCTTTAATATTTTATCTAAATGAATAGCTATTTCCTTTTTAGATGGAGGAATGATTTTTAATGCCTTACATCTAGATTTAAGTGGGTCTAAAATCCTTTCTACATAATTGCAAGTTAAAATAAAGCGAGTTGAATGTGAAAAAGTTTCAATAACATTTCTAAGTGTTGCTTGGGCTTTTAATGTTAAGAAATCAGCTTCATCTAGAATAATAATTTTAATAGGTTTAAAACTTGCTGCTGAGGCGAAACCCATAACTTTATCTCTAATAGCATCCATACCTCCTTCATCAGTAGCATTCATATAGAGATAATCACAATCTAAATTTTTAACTATTAATTTAGCTAGAGTAGTTTTTCCTGTACCTGCGGGTCCATAGAATAAAAAATTCTGTATGTCATTTTGGTCTAGATATTTTTGTAATGTTTTTTTAATATTTTCATTTCCTACATAATCTTTTAAATCTGTAGGGCGATATCTTTCAACTAGTAAACTGTGTTCTTTCATTGTCCAAACTGTAAAATTGATTTATCTATTTCTGTTAAGCTTTCTATTCCTGATGTAATAATTTTATCTAAAATATCATCAGGAGATAAAGTATAGGTTTTAAATTCTTCTATATATTCTTGAGCAATACCAAATTCTTTTTCTAAGTAAGACTTCTCATCTAAGATATCTTGTGTAATATCCTCTAACTTTACATCACAACTATTTTTTCTTAAAATCTTAACCATTAGTTGGATAGTAGCCTCACTTGTAAATGAAACTAAAGTTTCTTTAATAACCCCAAAACTACCCTCTAATTCTTCAAACATCTTAACTTCCTCAAAATCTTGAGGATTAAGAATTAAATCATAGACGCTAGGATTAGTTTTTTCTACCTTTAATTTAAATAATTCTTCTTTACCAAAGATTTCTCTTCCCATAGATTCATCAAAATCCATCCCTGCAATCATTTCTATTTCAGAAAGGATTTGATCACTATAGTAGTCTATAGTTGTATCGGAGAGTACTGTTATTTTAAATACCTTTGAATTTTTCATTTTTTATAACCTTTATTATTTATTTAAATATACGATTTAGATTTCAGGTAACCTAATTTTTTTGAAAAAAAAACCTCGCAAATGCGAGGCTTTCTATTCTATATAAAATGAAAATTAACTATCCACCTTGTCCAACTCCACCACCACTGGCCAGTCCTAATCCACCCCAGTTGATTTCACTACCTGGTCTGTAAGTCATAAGCTTTGTTTTTGGATCATATCCTGGTTTTCCTTCAAAGTTATCTTTTTCTGCTTCATCCATTAATGCATCAAGCATTTCTTGATTCATACCTCTGATAGCTCCTTTCTTTTTCCAAATGTTGGCTTTTGTGATAAAATCTTGTCTAAGAGCTTTTTCTCTTCTTTTTTTACCACCAAAAATTTCTTCAATTTCTTCTTCTGTAAGTTTTTCTTTGATTACTTCTTTAAGAAGTTCATTTTCAGCTTTTAATTCTTCAATTAAAGTATTATCTTTATTAGCTTCTTCGTTCATATAATGCTCGAATGCTAATTCATAATTTGTTTTTTCTCTTTGAAGGAATGGAGAATTAATTGCACCTACCCCTACAACGCTTTCGTTTAGGTTTTGTTTTTCTTTAGATGGACTAACTTTTGCTTTTTTCTTACCAAAAGCAAGTTCGTTCATTCTTTCAATTTCTTTGTTGTTTTCCATTTTATGTAATTAAAAGTCTTTTCGTTTGTTATACATATACTACTCTCCATAAATATTGAAGGTTTATTGTGTTTACTTTATTAGAGAATTAAGAGTGGAATTTAAAGTGTTTGTATCTTTTATATCAACAAATTTAACTACTGGTTTGAGGTTACTTGATCTTTCTGGGTTTTTCCCTAGATGAACCTTTGCCTATTCTAGCGTCTACGATTATTTTACCAGGATAATCATTATGTGTGTAAACTTCTATGTAAACCAATTTATGCTTTAGCTATTTCTTTTGCTAGTTGAATTATTTCAGATGTTTTTACCCCGGCCAATCCCCCTTCTACACTTCCAATTATAGTTCCTAATTCTTTAAAAGCTGTTATTCCTGCCTCTATTCCAGCAGCTGCTAGTATTGATATATATATTGCACGAGCAGCATCATATAGTCCACTTGTTTCATCCTTAACATCTTGGTTTCCGTATTTTTTAGGGAAAGCCGCCTTTAACCATCCTCCAATGCTATTAATATAATAATGCTCTAAATCATGGCCTTTTTTCTTAATCCATTCTCCAAAATCTGTTCCCTTAAATTTTTCATTTCCTTTTCTTTTTCCTGTCATAACAACATTAGCTATACCATCAACTGTACTTCCTAAAATTCTCATCATTCCAGGGACACTTGCTACTAATCCTGGGATTGTAAGAAGACCTTCTTCTAGATCGCCATCTTTAGGGGAGGGTTTTTTAGGGGCTGTGTTTAGGAGGTTTAAACCTTTTTTAAAGGCTTGCATTAAAGGATCATTTTCTTCTAACCTAGTTTGATATTCTTTTTCATTAACCAAACCGGCTAATTTTTGCATGTATAAAAATTCTTGATTCATTTTATATCAAAATTATATGTCATAAATATATTATTCCCCGTAAATATTGAAGGTTTTAGGTGGGGGAGTATATATTTCTTCTTCTACCTCTTCTATAGCAAATAATTTACTGTTTAAAGGCTCTAACCTAAAATGACAAGGTTTACCCGTAAGTTGAAAATATGCTTCTAAAGCATCTGTAATTGTTGAGTGGACTACTTTTTTCTTATCATCAACGAGCACCCACTGATCTCCAGGGGGTACTCGTTCTGCTATAAGTTTGTTATGTTCTATAATTTCAATTCCCATATTACATCATTCCTGCCATACCGGCCATTGGATCAATTTGGTTTTCTTTATTTTCAGGTTTATCTACAACAACTGTTTCTGTTAATAGAATAGTACCTGCGATTGAAGCTGCATTTGAAAGTGCTTGTCGAGTTACTTTATGGGGATCAATGATTCCTTTTTCTTTCATATCAACAATTTCTTGAGATTTGATATCGTAACCAGCCCAACAATCATTTCCTGATTCTTTAAGTTCATATTGAGCTAACATTCGAGCATCGGTTTTATCAAATCCTGCATTTAGGAGAATTTGTTCGAATGGTTTAATGCAAGCTTTATAAACTATATTACAGCCAAATTTAAAATCTTCACTCTTACCTTCAAATTCTTCATTTTGAAGTACTTCTCTAGAATATAGAAGAGCAACACCACCACCAGGAACAATCCCTTCAAGTAAAGCAGCTTGAGTGGCATGTAGAGCATCATCTACTCTATCTTTCTTTTCTTTCATTTCAGTTTCAGTATTTCCACCTACATGAACAATAGCTACACCTCCTACAAATTTAGCTAATCTATCTTGTAATCTTTCAATTTCAAAAGCTGTTGTAGATTCTTCAATTTGAGATTGGAGTTCTTCTGCTCTATTTGTAATTGCTTCTTCTGTACCCGAACCATCAATAATAGTTGTTTTATCTCTAGTAATTGTTACTGTTCTAGATCTACCAAACCAATCCCAATTGAAATTTTCTAATTTCATTCCTTTTTGTTCTGAGAATACAGTTCCACCTGTTAAGATAGCAATATCTTCTAAGATTAGTTTTCTTCTATCCCCAAATTCAGGAGCTTTTACCGCACATACATTTAAAATGCCTCTCATTTTATTCATAACAAGAGTAGCAAGTGCTTCACCGTCAATATCTTCTGCAATAATTAAAAGTGATTTATTTTCTGAAGAAACTGCATTTAAGATTGGGAGTAATTCTTTTACTTGGTTAAATCTTCTATCTGCTATTAAAATAACACAATCTTTTAATGTTGTAGACATTGTAGAATTGTTAGTAACAAAATATGGAGATTTATATCCTCTATCAAATTGCATACCCTCAACTACTTCTAAATATGTTTCATGTGTTTTACTTTCCTCAATATGAACAACACCTTCTTTCCCAACTTTAGACATTGCTCTAGAAATAAGTTTTCCAATTTCATCATCATTATTAGCTGATATAGTAGCTATTTGAGTTAATTGTTCTTCAGATTCAATATCTTCTTTAAGGTCATTTAATTTGTCAAGAACTTTTCCTACCCCATAATCAATACCACGTTTGATTTCAACGGCATTTGCACCTTCGTTTAGTTTATTTAAACCTTGGTTTACAATTTCACGTGCCAATAATGTTGATGTTGTTGTTCCATCCCCAGCATTATCTGCTGTTTTAATTGATGCTTGTTTAATCATTTGAATTCCTAAATCTTCAATAGGATCTTCAAGTGATTCTATTTCTTTTGCAACAGTCACACCATCTTTTGTACTGAAGACTTGGCCATCTTTTTTATACACAACATTTCTACCATTAGGTCCTAAAGTAGATACAACAGCATCTGCAAGTTTATCTATTCCACTAACTAATTTTTTACGAGCTTCTGCTCCAAATTCAATCTGTTTACTCATTTTCATCTTTTATTAAATCCGCTAATATTTCATTTTCTCTAAGGAAGTAATAATCTTCACCTTCATGTTCTACAACACTGTAGCCTACTGAAGGGAGTATTACTTCAGTTCCAATTTGAGTGGTAGTTTCTACAAAACCAATTCCTGCTACATGTCTACCAGGACCTACATCAATAACTGTTCCTCTTTTTGTTTTTTCTTTACCCATATCAGGGACTATAATGCTTCCGTGTTGTTGTTCCTCTACTTTGTAGGGCTTTACTATAACTGCATCAAATCTTGCTTTTAACTTCATGCTTTATTGTTTAATTTTGAGATTAATTTATCTATATCTTGTTGGGTTTGATCCCAATTGTTAATATAATCATTTAGAGATATTTCTCCAACTGATTTTTTATTTGTTTTAAGTTTAGATACTCTTTTAAGGGCACTACCAAGTTTAGTATAATAACCTACTACTTTATTAATATCTTTCCCAGATGCCTCTTGTCCTGCAAATCCACGGGTTGGTTTAAATTTTTCAATTAAGGTATAATTGTTATTATCTTTTTCAATAAAGAAAGGATCTAATAAAGAATCCGTAATTATAACTTTAGTTTCACCCGTTTCGGCTTTAGAGGGTCTACCTCTTCTTTTCTTTTCCATATAACTTTTAATTTTTTATAATATACGAAAACTTTTTTAGAAAAACAAGCTTTAGAGCACTTTTTCTTTAAAACTCTTATTTAATTTTCAAAACTTTTAATTGTGCTTCTTCTGAATATGGGATTTGGATTGTAAGGAGTCCATTTTTCATTTCAGCATCTATTTTTGAGGTATCTAGCTTATTTGAGATTTTGTATCCCAAATCAAAAGAACGTTTTGCTATACCTCTTTTAATATATTCCCTATCTTGATTTTCACTTTCTTCAGGTTTATCGTATTTGATACGTAAAATGTCTCCTTGAACAAAAATCTCTACATCGGTTTTTTCTAAACCGGTGCAAGCAATCTCAAAGAATACTCCTTCGGAAGTTGAATAGATGTCTAAAGGGTGGGGTAATTTGTTGTAGTGGGTGGTTGGGAGGAATGTCCCTTGATCGAAAAAATTTCTAAATAGAATGTCGAATTCTTGTAGTGTACTCATATCACTTAAATTTTGTGAGCGCCTAAGCTGCTCGGTTAAACATTAAAATATAACGTGCTCTAAAGTCTTGTTATATTAATAAATATATAAATTTTTTACTCTATTCCAAGTTCTTTATGGAGAACTTCCATAAAAGGTCCAAAATTGTGAGACCCATAATCTTCTTTTAATATTTCAGCTAC